GTGTCTATCGTTGTACTGTTACTAGTGGCGGGACTACAGCTTCTGCAGATATTACCGTAGATTTTGAAGCATTATAATAGTAATACACTAACATGATATCTGTTCACAATTGATATATTCATTATACACACTTCTGGGATTTTGTACATCTAATAATGAGCATGGGCGTATTATAAATATAAGCAAAAGAGGTTACCATGGCAGCACCAACTACAAAAGAAACATTCAAACAGTATTGCCTTCGTAAACTCGGAGCTCCAGTAATTGAAATCAACGTTGACGATGACCAAGTAGATGATCGTATCGATGAGGCTATTCGCTACTACTGGGACTATCACTTTGATGGTTCTGATAAGATCTACTATAAGCATATTGTAACAGAGACAGATGTACTCAATAAGTATATCACCCTTCCAGAGAACATTATCGGTGCCGTTAGTATCTTCGCAATTGGCGATCCATCTATCCGTGCTGATGATCTTTTCAATATTAGATACCAGATCGCATTGAACGATCTCTATACCCTGACAAACGTGTCAATCGTTCCATACTATATGGTCATGGAGCATCTGGCACTTCTGACTGAGATGCTTGTCGGTAAACAACCGATTCGTTATACTCGTCATAAGAATAGACTCTATGTCGATACGGATTGGAACACTCTTAAGGTTGGAATGTTCCTACTGGTAGAGGCGTACGAGGTTATAGATCCGAACATATACACTGATGCATGGAATGATCGTTGGCTTCAGAACTATGCTACTGTCCTTATCAAGGAACAGTGGGGATCGAATCTGACCAAATTCACCGGCATGAATCTGCCTGGCGGTGTACAGTTCAATGGTGAGAAGATTTACAACGATGCAGTCGACGCAAGAACCAAGATGGAGCAGGAGATGATCTCTAGCTTCTCCCTTCCGGTTCTTGATATGATCGGATAAGATCTTGGGCACCAATTTCTATTTCAATAATTTCAAGAACAGCCAGGAGCAGGTCCTGATTGAAGACTTGGTCATGGAATCTATCAAGATCTATGGTCATGACATGTATTATTGTCCTAGAACGTTGGTAGCCAAAGATGATATCTACGGCGAGGATGCACTATCCGAATATAACAACTCCTACTACATCGATCTTTACATTCGTAGCTATGATACCTATGAGGGTGATGGAACGTTCCTTTCAAAGTTCAATCTAGAAATCAGAGACCAGATGACACTTACTGTCTCTGTTCGTAACTTCATGAACGAGGTTGGCAGTCTAGAAGGAATCATCCGCCCACAGGAAGGTGATCTAATCTATATTCCTATGGTCGATCGTATCATGGTAATTAAGTATGTGAACAAGACACCTATCTTCTATCAGATGGGTTCTATTCAAATGTATGATCTTACGTGTGAGATCTTTGAGTACAGTTCTGAAAGACTCAACACCGGCATAGAAGCAATCGATAGTATTGAAAAGAAAAACAGTATCGTTATGGAGACGTATGGTCTCCTTACAAACGATGGATTTGTTATCGTAGATCAAGATGGATTTGAAATCATCCAATCTAATTACAATTTTGAAACACAAGCCGGCGATTCGTACGAGGATAATACTGAGTTCCAACTTGAGGGTGAATCAATCCTCGATTGGTCACAGATCGATCCATTCAGTGAAGGTATAGTGTAATGTTTGGTAGTACATTTCATCATAATACATTAAGAAAATATGTAATTCTTTTTGGAACAGTTTTTAATAACATCTATGTCACTCGTCAGAATACTGTCGGCGAAACAGTCCAGACGCTTAAGGTTCCACTGTCATATGGTCCAAAAGAAAAGTTCTTAGCTCGTCTGGAAGGCAACCCGGATCTAGACAACAAGATTGCTATCACAGTTCCACGTATCTCATTCGAGATGACAACATTTCAGTATGACGGTGAACGCAAACTCAATACACTGAATCGTAAGGTAAAGAATAATAAGAGTCTATACCAACCAGTTCCTTATAATATCTCCTTCCAGATGTCAATCATCGTTAAGAATGCCGAGGATGGAACGAAGATCGTAGAACAGATCCTTCCATACTTCACTCCAGAGTGGACTGCATCTGTGCACCTTATTCCAAGTATGGAAGACGACCCATGGGATATTCCTATTATTCTCAACAATATCTCCAGTGAGGATACTTACGAGGGCAACTTTGATACTCGCCGCGCCATTATCTGGACGTTAGACTTTACCATAAAAGGATATCTGTTCGGACCGGATAAGAAGATCGGCTCAGGAGATGGAACAGACGGCGGTATTATCAAGTATATCGATGTGAATATCAGACCGACTGCAAATGTAACAACTGCCAATACAACAAACACGGCCACAACTGAAATAGTTCATGTCTTTCCTGGGTTAACAGCAAATGGGCAGCCTACATCCAACGCTGCATTATCTATTGATTGGGCTCTAATTAATGCAGATGATAACTATGGATTTATTCATGAGTTCGAAAGTAATGTATAATGAAAAAGTTAAATGACATTTTAAATATTCAACCAGATAGTAACAGACAGTTTCTTCCAATGGTACATGATAAACCAACAGACTCTACAGTGCAAGATGATTTTGACTATGCACGTGAGAATTTAATGGATGTAATTGGTAAAGGCCAAGAGGCATTATTTGATCTGATGGACGTCGCAAGGCAATCACAGCATCCAAGGGCATATGAAGTTCTATCTACTCTGATGAATACCATGGTCGGTGCTAGCAAAGATCTTCTGGAGTTGCAGGCCAAGAAAAAGAAACTTATGGATTCAGATCCTGCTGCTAATACTCAGCAGGTGACCAATAATCTATTTGTAGGGTCAACTATGGAACTACAACAGATGCTGGATCAAAGAAAAAATAAGAACGATTGATGTTTGAATCTATTAGAAAAGCTTTTGATAAGGGTTATAACGGCAACCCGTTACTTAAAAAAGCCAGGAAGAAGATTGAATGGACGGCTGATCAGGTTGAAGAATGGCTTAAATGTGCTGAGGATCCAATCTACTTTGCCGAACGTTATATCAAGATTGTTCACGTTGATCACGGTCTAATAAAGATAAAGCTTTATGATTATCAAAAAGAAATCATTGATAAACTAACTAACAATCGTCGCGTTACCGTTGTCACGAGTCGTCAGGCTGGTAAGACTACTACGGCTGCTGCAATCATCCTCCACTATATCCTATTCAATGAACACAAGACTGTAGCACTTCTTGCCAATAAAGGTGACGCTGCTCGAGAGATCTTGGATCGTGTAAAGTTATCGTACGAATCGCTTCCTGACTGGCTTCAGCAGGGTGTTGTGGAGTGGAACAAGGGATCGATTGAACTAGAGAATGGCTGTAAGGTTCTTGCTGCTGCAACCAGTTCATCTGCTATTCGCGGTAAGTCTATCTCGCTGCTGTACATCGATGAAGCTGCGTTCGTTGAGAACTGGGATGAGTTCTTCGCATCTGTTTTCCCAACCATCTCATCCGGTGAAACAACTAAGATTCTGTTCACATCTACTCCGAATGGTCTGAATCATTTCTATAAGACATGTAATGGTGCTAAGGAAGGTACCAATGGATACCAATATGTCGAGGTTCCCTGGCAGATGGTTCCTGGACGCAATGATGCGTGGAAGCAAGAAACGCTCGGAGCCATGGACTTTGACTACGAGAAGTTTGCACAGGAATTTGAATGTGCATGGCTCGGTTCATCTGGTACACTAATCTCTGGTGCTGTACTTAAGACGCTGACTGCGCAACGTCCACTGTTATCAGTCAATGGGTTGACAACATACTTCCTTCCTGAGAAGGAACATCGGTATGTCATGACGTGTGATGTCTCGCATGGTAAAGGTCTTGACTACTCTGCATTCCAGGTAATTGATGTCACTCAGATGCCGTACAATCAAGTATGCGTATACAAGAGTAACGTGACTCCCCCTGCAGAGTATACTCAGACCATTCATCAAACATCATTACAATACAATAATGCTGTGATCCTTGTCGAAATTAATGACATCGGATTGACGGTTGCTGATGCCCTCTACATCGACTACGAGTCTGATAACCTGATCTTTACCGAGAAGGCAGGTCCTAAGGGCAAAAGAATCTCTGCTGGTTTTAATAAGAACGCTGAACGTGGATTAAAACAAACTGCAGTTACTAAGACGGTTGGTTGTTCGTTGCTTAAGTTATTAATCGAACAATACCAGTTAGTCATTAATGATCATGATACTATATACGAACTATCTAGATTCTCTAAGAAGAATTCTTCATATGAAGCAGAGTCTGGTGCTCACGACGATCTTGTTATGGCCTTGGTATTGTTTGCTTGGATGTCTAATCAACAATACTTTAAGGACTTTACAGATATTAATACATTATTAAGACTTAGAAACAGAACAGATGAGGATCTTGACAACGAGATGTTTTCATTCTTTATGGATAATGGTCGTGAATTGATTGAACCGGATGCAACCGAGATTGTTGATCTTACTCAAACGTGGAATCCTGATTTCAAGGGCCTGTTTGCGTAATCTGGTCATATTATAAATAAAAGCAAAAGTACTGGTTAAACACCTTCGATAGGGAGAGATTACAATGGCGTTTCAAGTCAGCCCTGGAATTAACGTTTCCGAGATTGATCTTACAACAACCGTACCGGCTTTAGCAACCACTGTTGGTGCTATTGGCGGTGTGTTTCGTTGGGGACCAATCGGAAAGTTCATTCTAGTAGATTCGGAAAATACTCTGGCGGCCCGTTATGGCAAGCCAACTTCAGACAACTACGAAACATTCTTCACTGCGGC